TGGTACAGGAGCTTTGGGATCGGTTACGGTTACGGGTACGGCGACAGTCTCTGTCACAGGCGTGGCAGGAACAACAGGGCTTGGAAGCGTTACCGCAATCACAAGCAATACAATCCCTGTTACAATGGACGCGCTTACAGGGTATATTGGAGCGGTTACGTTCGATGGAGATGCGAATGTCGTTCCAACAGGCGTTAGCGCGACAGGTGCAGTCGGTACGCCGAATATATGGAGTCTTATTGACGACGGACAAACGCCCAATTGGGCCGCGATTAGTGATAGTCAGACACCGAATTGGTCAACTATTGATGACAGTCAAACACCGAATTGGGAAGAGGTAGCATAAATGGCAACTTACGTTAATGACCTAAGATTAAAAGAAATTGCTACTGGCGATGAGTCAGGTAGCTGGGGAACAAGTACAAATACAAATTTGGAGCTGATTGCTGAAAAATTCGGGGCGGCAAGCGAGGCTCTTTCGGACGCTAGTACTGCTACCATAACGATGGCGGATGGGACTAGTGATGCCTTTCGCTCGATGGCCCTTACCCTCACAGGATCTCTCTCACAGGCTTGTACGGTCACGTTAGCTCCAAATACTCTTTCTAACGTATGGGTAGTTCAAAACTCCGCTGGCGATACGGTTACATTAACCGCAGGGACAGGCGCAAATGTAGTCATACCAAACGGCGGTATCCGCATGGTTGCTACCGATGGTGCTGGCTCTGGTGCGGCAGTTACAGATGTACTCGATGTATTAGGCGGTACAGGCAACGTAGGGCTTGGTAGCGGTGCGTTTGGCACAGGGCTTACCACAGGTACAGATAACGTAGCGATAGGCGACTCTGCTGGTGATGCTTTGACTAGTGGATCTCACAATACGTTTGTTGGAGATAATGCTGGCAGTGCTACAACTACGGCAAGCAACAACACGGCAGTAGGAGCGGATGCTCTTTTAGTTAACAGCACAGGGTCGGGAAATGTTGCAGTTGGCTATCTTGCTGCGGATGCGAATACGACAGCTAGTGGTAATACGGCTGTCGGAGGTTGGGCGTTAAGTGGCACCACTACGGGTGATCAAAATACGGCAATCGGCAGTACCACTCTTTTTGATAATACCACAGGAGAATACAACACGGCGGTGGGATATGAGGCTCTTGCAAATAACACTACCTCATCAAATAATACGGCAGTTGGATGGCAAGCTGGAACAACAAACACTACTGGAGCCTCTAACACTTTTCTTGGCCAGTATTCGGGTGCTGCTAACACCACAGCCAGTTTCAATACGGCAGTAGGCGCACTTTCCTTCGATGCTAATACTACTGGGACACCCAACGTAGCCGTGGGATATCAGGCTTTAACGGCTAATACGATTGGCGGCAGAAATGTTGCGCTCGGTGCTTATTCTCTTGCCACTGAAGATGTAGGAAATCGTTCAACTGCGGTTGGAGACTCATCATTATATTCACAAAACAGTGATTCAGATAATGAAGTTACATTTAACACTGGACTTGGGTACGCAGCGGGTTACTACAATGTAACAGGACAAGGAAACACAAGTGTCGGTGCGGAAGCTGGAGTTGGCTCTAGTGGAAATAGTGTTTCCAGCACTACGTTTGTTGGTGCAAAAGCTGGTCTTGTTAATGCAGCAGATAATAACACTGGGATTGGATTTGAAGCTTTAAAGGCAAACACCACAGGTACTTTAAATGTTGCGGTTGGTTCCGGTGCGCTTCCCGCAAATACCACGGGGGGATACAACACAGCGGTTGGACAAGGCGCATTAAATGCTAACACCACCGCTTCAAACAACACCGCTGTCGGCAGGGCTGCGTTGCTTTCCAACATTACAGGAACAGCCAACACTGCTGTTGGTAAAGATGCACTAGAAGCTAATACAGGAGACAATAACACAGCAGTTGGATTAGATGCCATGACAGCTAATACATCAGGTACACAAGGTACCGGTATAGGTGTAGGTGCTTTAACAGCCAACACTACTGGCAACTATAATACTGCTTTGGGTTATTTGGCTCTTGGAGCGAACACTACAGGAGCCAAAAACATTGCCATTGGAGTAGGTGCGCTTGATGCCAACACCACCGCAGACAACAATGTCGCAATAGGCAAAGACGCTCTTGGCGATAACACTACAGGGCATTCACACGTAGCGGTTGGTCATAATGCTCTTAGTTCAAACACCACCGGAATAGGGTCGGTTGCTGTTGGTTATCAAGCTGCTCTTGTAAACACAGCAAATTACACCGTTGCGATTGGTTATGATGTACTAAAAGCTAACACTACTGGAGCTGGAAATGTTGGGGTAGGTGTTTCTACGTTAGAAGCGAACACCACTGGAGGGCAAAATACTTCGGTTGGTGGTAATTCTATGGCAGCTAATACCACTGGGCTTTACAACGTAGCTGTTGGATATGCAGCGTTAGACGCTAATACCACCACACACTACAACGTAGCGGTTGGATATAATACTCTCGGCGCAAATACTGCCCATAACAACACTGCGGTAGGTTTTCAGGTACTGGAGGACTGCACGACTGGAACAGAAAATACGGCAATCGGGGTCAATGCTGGTTACAATATAACAACGGGTAGTTACAACACCGCTATCGGGTCTTCCACTTTAGCTACGATGACTACGCAGAATTACAACGTAGCGGTGGGAAGAACAGCGTTACAAGCTTGCACCAATTCTCACAATACCGCAGTCGGTTATGCTGCCGGTAGCTCGGCATCTACAGGAGAAAATAACGTCCTAATGGGCGGTAGCTGTGCCTCTAATTTAACTACAGGCAGTAACAATGTATGTATCGGATCTTCTGCTGCAAATTCAACTGTCTTGCTAACAACAGGTGTTCAAAATACTGTCATTGGATCTAATGCAAGAACAAGTTTAAACAATGCAGAAGCCCAAATTGTTATTGGTTTTAATTATACAGGTAATGGAGACAATAAAGTAAACCTTGGAAGTAATGGAGGTTATGTTTGGAACTCGTTTACAGTCAATAATACTTGGACTCAAGTTTCGGATGAGAGAACTAAAAAGAATATTGAGTCAGATGATCTAGGTTTAGATTTTATAAATGAATTAAGACCCGTTACTTTTAACTGGAGACATTCTACTGAAATTGATCCTCAATTTATTGAAGAAACCGTAAATATTGGTAGAGGTGAAAAAGATACAGAAACTTTGATTCACGGGCTTATCGCTCAAGAGGTTAAGGCTGCGATGGATTCTGTTGGTAATACAACCTTTAATGGCTGGGAGGAAGGCCAAGATGGGCAAGCAGTTTCAAGAGAAATGTTTATTACCCCATTAATAAAAGCTGTACAAGAACTTTCTATCAAAGTAGATGATTTAACTGAAAAACTTGATAAATGTAATTGCGAATAGGAGACAAAAAGCAATGGCAATAAAGAAAACTCTTACAGAGGCAATCCCATCTATTTTAGATGGTAAGGTGGTCTTTTGGTCGCTTAGTATGAAATATGAGCAAGGTACTGAAGGTAAAGATGATTATTATACAAATAATAAGACTGTAAATATTGGCGCAACTGAAACAGCACCAGACGGCTCAACTACGACTAACTTTACAGCTAAAGCTGAAGGCGAGTGGACTAAATCTGATTTAGAAGCTCTTTGCCCAACTACTCAGTGGGACGCAATATTTGCTAGTCAATATGACTCAGTAATTACTAACCCACCTAAAGAACCTGTTCCTGACAACAGTTATGTAATTCCTAGCTAATGGAGCCGCAACCGTACACATTCCATACGCTACCAGCAGTTTTTATGCTGGAGACTCAGTTACCTGAGAATATGGTGGGCGACCTTAATACTTACCTTGATAAGCTGATGGTTGCTGAAGAGCGGAAGAGTCATGCGGGTACGCTGGTCGGGCAAATAGGTCACGGACAACAGCTTACGATGGATCACCTTTGTGAAGAGATGAAAGACTTCAACACGATGATTCAAGGGTTGGCGATGGATTATGTTAAGCAGTTCTGCGCTCAATCTGGTAATACGTTACAAGGTAATCGGGAGGTAATGACTGATGAGCTTTGGAGTGTTCATTCTTATATGGGCGACTACAATCCTATTCATGATCATGGTACTAAAACGATTATGGGAGTCTCCTGCACCACATGGACAAAAGTACCGCAACAAATCCTAGATCAGCCTACAGCGGGAAGCCCTGAATACAGTCTGTATAACGCCTCTGGCAATGCAGATGGTTGTCTGGCTTTTAGTTATGGCAGAAACAGTTTATTAGATGTGGAGCGGTTAGCACCGCCGCAGAGCTTTATTATCAAGCCAGAAGTAGGAAAGCTATTGATGTTTCCTAGCTGGTTAACACATATGGTTTACCCTTTTGAGGGTGAAGGAGAACGGCGCACAGTCGCTGCAAATTTAAATGTATGGAAGGTGGAAGAAGATGGAACAAGACACTAAAGAAGTTGTAGACGCAGAGGTTGTAGAAGAGGCTGAAGTTGCTCAACTTCCCCCTAACCCTGAGATGCTAGCTGCTCGTATGGAGGAGCTTAGAGAAGAGATTGGTCAGATCACTAATGTAATTAATGCAAACCAAAAGCAGCTTGATACTTATGTAGCGGCATTCAATTGGTACTCACAACAGCTAGAAGCAGCTAATGCGGAGCAACAGTAATGGACTTTATTGCTGATATCCTAATCTATGCGAGCCTCTTTGTAACGGTAAGCAGTGCGATCTGTGCAGTTACGCCTACCCCTAAAGATAACGAGTTTATGGGTAAGTATATCTATCCTATCCTTGAAACTATTGCTCTAAATATCGGTAAGGCTAAACAGGGTTCAACTGTTAACCCCATTCAGTTTACTAAAAAGACAGACTGATGGCCGCTAAAAAAGCTTCTGCAAAGCCCAAATCAAAGACACCTACTTCTAAGTCGCAAGAAGCTTTATCGGAAATTAAAACTCACCAAAGGGAATGCGCTATAAGGTACGAATATATTGAAAAGCGTCTTGACGAAGGTTCAGAAAAGTTCAAGCGTTTAGAGATGCTTATATGGGGAGTTTATCCTTTTATTGCCGCTAGTATTTTCGCTACTAAATTTTTATAAGAGGTGGGATATGCCTTTAAAAAAGGGTAAAAGTAAGAAAACCGTAAGTAAGAATATTAAGACCTTACGGGGAGAAGGTAAGTCCCAGAAACAATCAATTGCTATTGCTTTAAGTAAAGCTGGTAAAAGCAAGAGAAAGCATCGAACCGCATGAATGAAAGGCGCAATTCTAGCATTTATGCTAATAACAGTCGTGGAGGGCAATGTTGTTGATGGCGCAGAGAGTATGTTGTTTAAAGACATTCATCGTTGCCAACAGTTTGCTTACTGGATAGAACATAATTGTAGAGATGCTCTTTGCAGGGGCGGGATCAAACAGCAAAAGATAACAGCCTATTGCAAGCCGGTCATGGCTGGGGCAAATCAAAAGTTTTGGGATTAAGCATGACTAAAAAGCTACAAGAAAATTCAGTTTGGGCTAAATACGATATAGATAATGATGGAACCGTTAGCGATGAAGAGCTAGAGCGGGCCACTCAAATGATCGAATTAGACCTTAGAGAAGAAAAGCAAGACTCCCAGAGGCGCATAGCATGGGTAGCGATGGCTTCTATGGTCGCGTATTCGTTACTTCCTTTAATGCCGTTTGTCCCAGAGGATAGGCTTTCAACTCTTTCATCATTAAGCGATATGTTATTTCTTAGCCAAGCTTCAATTATAGGTCTTTATTTCGGTGCTACGGCTTATATGTCTCGCAAACCCTAACTGAAGGTGAGCCATGATCATCGAAAGCGTGGCTGCGGCTGCGGCAATTTTAAACCAGATTGGCAAGTTAATAGAGACTGCTAGTGAAGCTCAAGGCGGGGCGCAACGAGTCATGTCTGCTATTCTCGATTTCGGTCAGGGTTTGGATGATCTTGAGAAGAACGAAAGAGAAAAGTTTGTTAATGTCAGCCATAGTGATCTTTTAAAGATTTCCATGATGCGTAGACAGCAAGAGCGGTACGAAAAGGATCTTGAGAATATGCTCATAGTGGTCGATCCGGCCCTTCACACAACCTATGTGAAAGCCAAGGCTGACCAAGCGGCAAAACGCAAACGACATATGGAAATGCTGGCCCAGCAGAAAAAACAACGGGCAGAGTTAGTTCAACGTATTATATTGATAACAGTGATTGTAATTACAGGATTAGTTGCTGCTGGAATTGTAGTTGGTCTAGCTATATTAATGTTTAAGGCTTAGGAGAAGTTATGGACGTAGGAGCGACAAATCCTGCCAACCAGATAGCTTGGAGGCAGGTAGCAGAACAGAAGTACCAGAGGTTAATGGATGATCTTCAGGTTGAAGAACGCAAACAGAAAGTAGAGCAGTTAAATACTACACTGTATGTGGCTAAAAATAATAAGATACAACTTCAGTCGGGAAAAGCCCCGACTAATCTTAATTTTTTGGTGTAGCTATGGGTTTTAAGTTAAGTGCAGGATTGGGAATTGCTTTAGTTATTCTGGCAGGTTCTTTCAAAATGTATTATGACAAGACGCAAGCAGAGATTAAGGCGTTTCATTTGCAGTTAGAGCAGTCGATCCAAAACCAAAAGACCTTAGAGAGTACTATTGAGCAGCAGAATGAGAACTTAAAGCAAGCTGTTGAAAACCAAGAAATGATGATTAGTCAGGTTGAAAGGCTTACAAAAGAGAACATGGTGGCCCAAAACGAGGTCACTGATATCAGAAAAAAGTTCTCACGGCATTCTATGGATGTGTTGTCCATCAGAAAGCCCAAACTAATAGAAAATATTATCAATCGGGGTACGAAGTCAGTACTCAATGATCTTAAAGATATAACCGATGAAACACAATTTGATAAAAATACTGACATTCCTAATACTCCTGCTAGTTAGCGGATGTTCTATACTTGGTTCAAAACGGGATATTCCTGAAGTTAAGCCTGTGGAAGTGGTTACGATAGTTAAAAAAGCACCCACTTATCACCCTCCTCTCCCTAACCAAATTGACCCTGTTCCTGTTGAATGGACGGTGTTGAACGCAGAACTTATGCAGGAGTATCTGGATGACCTAAACGAGGGGAACGCACCAACAAACGTGTGGTATGCTTTAACCACCAAGGGATACGAGAATCTTTCTACCAATATGGCAGAAGTAAAAAGATATTTAAGGCAAACACTTAATATTTTAAAATACTATCGAGAATTGGATAAAGAGGAGCCTGAAGCTAATGAGTGAGCAATTAAGAGAAATGCTAAGAAGGCATGAGGGTGTGCGAAACTTCGTTTATATGTGTAGCGAAGGCTATGAAACAATAGGTGTGGGCCGAAATATCGCTGACTCTGGGTTAGGTCTTTCTGACGATGAAGTTGATTACCTATTGGACAACGATATAAAGCGTGTAAAAGACGAATTAAACGATGAATATTATTGGTTTGGTGGGCTTAATGAAGCAAGGCAACACGCCATGATAGACCTTTCCTTTAATCTTGGTCAGACCAGATTGAGAGGGTTTAAAAAAGCTCTTGATGCTATGGCTTCTGAAGACTTTGATCGAGCTGCCGATGAATTTATGGACTCGAAGTGGAGTGAACAGGTAGGGAATCGAGCGGTAGAAGTCACTGAAATGATTAGAACAGGGGAATATTCGTAATGCCTCTTCAGAAGTTATCCTTTAAACCCGGAGTTAACCGAGAAAACTCCCGCTATACAAGCGAAGGCGGGTGGTACGAGTGTGATAAAGTACGTTTTCGTCAAGGTACACCTGAGAAAATAGGGGGTTGGGAGCGGATATCTTCTAGTACATTTCTTGGTATATGTCGGAAATTGTTTGCATGGATAACCTTATCAGGGCAGAAGCTTTTAGGGTTGGGAACTAATCTTAAATATTACATAGAAAAAGGGGGTTCTTACTACGATATTACCCCTGAACGAGCTACTGTTTCTCTTACTAATCCTTTTACAACAACTTCTGGTTCAGCCGTAGTTACGGTAGCAGATGCCGCAGGTGGCTATATTGACGGTGATTTTGTTACATTTAGCGGTGGTTCTGCGATTGGCGGAATAACCATTACGGGTGAGTTTCAGATCACCAAAGATACAAGCGCCAATACCTATACGATTACCTTTACTTCCGCCGCTTCTTCGTCTGTTTCTGGTGGAGGCGGCTCTGTAACAGCTAAGTACCAGATAAATACTGGCCCTGAAACTTGGGCACCGTTAGTCGGATGGGGTGCCGGTACTTGGGGCGAAAGCACATGGGGTGTAGGAGGGTCTTCTACGGATTCATTTAGACACTGGAGTCAGGGTAATTTTGGTGAAGATTTAATTTTTGGGCCTAGAGGCGGTGCGCCTTACTATTGGGACACAAGTGCTAAAACATTAGGAACAGACAGAGCAGTATTATTATCTAGCATTAGTGGGGCATCTAATACACCTACTATTCAGAATCTAATATCCATTTCAGATATTAATCGTTTTGTATTCTGTATGGGGGTTAATGCACTAGGAAGTTCTACATTAGACCCCATGCTGGTTCGTTGGTCAGACCAAGAAGATGCGGGTAATTGGACACCTTCTTCTACTAATCAGGCAGGTAGTCTACGTCTCTCCCAAGGATCAGAAGTTGTTGCAGCCGCGCAGGGGAGGCAGGAAGTACTTATCTGGACAGATATAGCCCTTTATTCCTTACAGTATGTGGGTGCGCCTATTGTATGGGGGGCACAATTATTAGGTGATAACGTGTCCATTGCTTCTCCTAATGCAGTTAGTTATGTCAATAGCATTGCTTTCTGGATGGGTATAGGAGGCTTTTATAAGTACGATGGTCGAGTTCAACCTCTAAGATGCGATGTAAAGAAATACGTATTTAATGATTTTAATACAGAACAGTACACTCAGGTCTTTTCAGGAACCAACGAAGGATATGGTGAAATATGGTGGTTCTACTGTTCCAATGATTCAACCACTATTGATCGTTATACAGTTTATAACTACGAACAAGATATCTGGTATTACGGCACAATGGCGCGAAGTGCATGGCTAGACTCCGGGTTAAGAGACTACCCCATTGCTGCAACTTATAGTAATAATCTGGTAGACCATGAACGAGGGCTGGATAACAAAGAAACAGCTACTCCTGCGGCTATTTCAGCGCACATACAGTCTGCCCAGTTTGATTTGGAAGATGGGCATCAGTTTGCCTTTATACACCGTATACTGCCAGATGTAACCTTTGATGGGTCAACTGCGGATAATCCGGCCATAGATATGACGTTATACCCCCTACAAAATTCGGGTTCAGGGTATACATCGCCCGCATCAGAAGGGGGTTCCAGTTCAGGTACAGTAACTCGTTCGGCTACTTCCCCTATTGAAGCGTTTACCTCACAGTTAAATGTAAGGGTACGAGGGCGGCAAATGGCTGTTAAAATAGAATCCAGCGCAGAAGGTGTAGCATGGCAATGGGGTGCTCCACGGCTTGATATGCGCCCAGATGGGAGAAGATAATGGCTACCGATACCACTCGCTACAGTATAGATTTTGTTGCTCCACAGCTTCCTTTAGCCCCTATACAGTATGATATGAATGCCTTTAACCAATTTAATGGTATACTTAGCCTCTACTTTAACCAGCTTGATAATGGCTTACGGCAAGCCTCTACATCGCCTCAAGCTGAAGCAGCAGGGTGGTTTTTTAGCTAATGGCTCATAACTACAAAAATGCAAAAGCAGACCTTACAGCTACTACAGCAACCACGTTATATACTTGCCCTTCGGCTACCACTGCCATTGTTAAATCAATATTGGTTTCAGAAGATTCCGGTAATGCCGACACAATTACAGTAACACTTACTGATTCCTCTGCCGCTGTGTTTAGTTTGTTTAAGACTAAAGCCATAAGTGCCAATACTACTGTTGAACTATTAACAGCACCGCTAGTAGTAGAAGAGTCTGAAATTGTAAAAGTCACCGCTGCCACCGCTAATCGTCTGCACGTAACCGCTAGTTTTCTGGAAGTTAGCTAGTGAACGTAAGACCAAGTGTAAGTGAAACAGATAAACTTCTTATGAAGTATCTACAAAACCCTCCTGTACAACGGTTTCAATATGGGGGTATGCCTGAAAATCCTGAAGGAGAGTATTCCGAAGACCCATCAAGACCCCCTTCTACGGATACAGGAGATAGAACCCCTTATCCCTACAGAGGTAACCAACAAGAAATTATAGCTAAACTTCAAATGATGAAGAAAGTTATGCAAGCGTTGGGTATGGGTAAAGAAATATGGGACATATTTACAGCGCCGCCATCGCCTAACCCCGGCGGTGCTCCCGGTGGCACCCCTCCGTTTATTGCGCCATTGAATAGTTTTGCTGAAGACTCGCAAGCATGGGAAGACGCGTTTGAACGGACTGTTGGAGCTATGGGTAACTCCGAAGCAGGAAAAGCGGCGGGTGTTGGGGGTATGTTGGGGGCTACTTGGACAGGTGCCGCAGGTAATATTACTGCCGGTTTTGCTTCATTTAATCCTGCTATAGCCGCTATCGTATATGTGGGCACAAAAGTAATTGAAGGGATGTGGCCTGACCAGACCCCCTTTATATTTCAAAAAATGGATTTTATGCGTGGAAGAGGGGGAGACCATGCAGCAACCTACGAAAAATTAATGGCAGACGGGTACGACCCTAATGATAGTTTGTTCACTGTATTCCAAGATACCGTACGAACTATGCAAGATTACTATGAGTTTAGAGACAAGTATTTTGTAGGTGACTTTGAGACTGATACTTTTAGGAAAGATCTTGGGCTTACTGAAGATGCTTTTTTCCCTTTAGAAGAACCTGAACACGTAATGTGGGGGGATACTAAAATTTATGAAACAGGTAATGAAGCATTGGACTTAGCAAATAAACTTTTTGCGGAAAAGTTTACTGAATATGGAGACGAAGGATACTCTGAATTACGGGTATTAGAAGAAATTAATGCTCAATTAGAAGCGGAAGGGGAACCCCCTATTGAACTTGATACCGCACAGGAAAATTATTTTAAACGCGCTGATTTAGCTGCATTAGAGGAGGCTAGAGAAGCGGGCGATGAAGAAGCTTATGCAAGACTTTTAGGGGGTATGAGCGCCGAAATTGGCGAAGCCGCAGATCAACAATCATATGAAAAAGCTGCGGGTATACGGGATGACATGGAAACCCGCCAAATAGCTAGGCAAATGTACCCTTATGGGTGGAGCCAAGAACAATTTGATGAGATAAAATACGCAAACTATGACCCTAATGTTAACCGAGACGACTTCAATCAATACGAAACTGCTAAAGAGCAAGTATTAGGTCAAGATGAAGATCCTACGTTTGAGATTGATCCAAGTGAAGCTGCTCCAAGAGACTACCTTTCAAGAGGTAACCCTTATGGTGAAGGGGAGATGGCTGATACTTATAAAGCTTATGTTAAACAACTTACTGATTTAGCTGAAAGTGGTCAATTTACAGAACCGGGTCAGATGGAAGCCCTTATACGTGATAGTTTTGCAGACCAATTAGCTTCATTAAAAGGCAAAGAATATAACGAAGCAAGAAGAGATACTGATCTTTTCACACGTTTTTTGTTAACCGAAGTATTCGATATTTCCAGTGTGCCAGTAGTAAATGAAGAAGGGGTAACAACAGAAGAGTTAACTTACGGTAAAACATACGAACCCGCAAAGGTACTACCGACTGAAACGGTAACGCTTGACATCCCAGACGAACTTCTTGTGGATTTAGCGAAATTAAAAGAAGCAACTAAAGTAACTCCTGCGCCTGACGACTTACCTGAACTAGAAACTATACTAGATGAAGTAAAAATTGATCCGACTCCAGATGAACCTGATGACGAAATAGAGCTTGATATAGATCAGCCAACAGTAGATGAAAGTGAAACGGATGAAGAACGGACGGATATTAGTACTGAAGGTTCTGAAGATGCTGAAGAAGGTGAAGAAGGTGAAGAAGGTGAAGAAGTTGAAGAAGTCGAAGAAGTTGATACAGATGGGGACGGTGTGCCTGATAGCGAAGACCCGTCACCTAAAAATCCTGATATAAAAACTCAAGAAGAACAAGATGCAGCGGAAAAGAAAGCGGCTGAAGCTATAGCAAAAGCAAATGCAGCGTGGACAAAAGCTAAGAAAGAAGCTAGAGAAAGAGCAGAAGCTAAAGCTAAAGCAGATAAAGAAGCGAAAGATGCGGCTGATGCTGAACGTAGGCGAGAAAAAGGATACGACGATCTAAATGCCGGTGAAAAGCGAATATTTGAAGCAATGGAAGAGATGGGGTGGGACCCCAATGCAAATGATATCCGAAATCGGTATTCCCGAGACGGTAGGCCCGATTACAGACTAATCTCTCAATTTTGGACGCGTCATAGTAAGTGGAAATCCCAAGATGCTAGAGAAAAACAACAAGCTAAAACGGATGCAGAAACCGCAATACGTGCAGAAATAGGTGAAGGGCATCCTTTTTATCGGATAACAGGTCAAAATGAAGACGGATCGTTTATTTTAGTAAACCCTTTTGGTCACGTATCTTCTGGACTTCCAGATGAAAACAACCCAACTTTAATAAACGGCGAAAGTTACGGAGACCTTCCCGCAGACACTAACAACTCCATGCTTCCTAAATGGCTGCAAACCTATTTAGAGGGTACTACAGACGGTACTATTGATACTACTGATCCAACCGAAACAGATACTACTGGTGATGGCACTGGAGATCCTACTGGTGAAGGTACTCCAGACG